ATTGACCTATAATTAAATATTTAGTATTAACTATTTAAATCCAACGCAAGGCAGCGTTAAAGCAAGGAGATATATCATGACAGCCCCAGCAGTTCAAGAAAATACCACACAAACAGATCAAAAACCAAATGACAAAGAGCTAAATTTTCGCGCGTTAGAGGCAAAATTTAATCGGCAGGCCCAGCAATTGCAACAGGCGATTGAACAAGAAAAATCTGCTAGGCTAGAAGCAGAGCGTAGATACCAAGAAATGACCCAACGCATGAATAGAAACGATGATGACGAAGAAGATGATAATGAAAGTGAACCATACCTCGAAAAGAAAAGATTCAAGAAAGAAACCGCTAAGATTAAGCAAGAAGTCGTTAACACTAAGCAACAAACTTTGCAAGAGGTTCAACAAGCTATTCACGAGGCTAAACTTCAAGCTAAACAAGAGGCTTTTTTGGAAAGTAATCCCGATTTCTGGGATGTCCTGGAGCAACATGCGGAAAAAATTAAAACAAAATCCCCTGCTCTTGCTAAATCAATTCTTGCTATGCCGGATACTTTCGACAGGCAAAAGCTGGTGTATCAAACTGTGAAAGAACTAGGTCTAGATCGTCCAGAGCAGAAGAAAGAAAGCATTCAGGATAAAGTCGATGCTAATCGCAGAGGGCCGTCTTATCAACCATCACAGGTGGGAACATCGCCTTATGTTGTAGGAGGCGACTTCAGCGCAACAGGGATGAAGCAGGCTTACGACAAAATGCAGCAACTAAAGGCTAATCTGAGGATTGGTTGAATATGCGGCTGTAAAGCCGCTTTACATAAAGACTAGACAACATATTAAATATTTTGGTATACACAAAATATCGTCAGCTAGACGTTAATAGCAGTCGCGTAAGAGGAGACCGCATCCCTCATTAGATATGTGAAAAACGGACGTAGCACGCTTTCGTCCACGGAATAGCATATCGACATTAACCTCAATAGAGGTTTTCAAGAATGAGTTTAACTACGACTTCAAATTTGGGGCCAATGATTCTCCAATCACTCGCTTAATGTTGGGCGAGTATAAATCTTCTCTGATGGACTTGGAACTCCTAACTATATAAAAATAGAAGGACAACAAGGGGCAAGATTATGAAATGTAAAGCATGTAAATATGAAATTTTAGATTCAGACGAATATATACAAATGGCGCTAGTGCCAGCAGAATGTGAAGAAGGTTATAGAAAATTTGGGATGGCACCGACTATGCAATATTGTTCGGATTGTTCAAATGACATGCGTCGATATATCTTTGAAAAACATAATCAGCCTGAACGCAGCAAGCGAGAAGACCTAATTGAAATGATGGTTCCTCCTGAGCCAGAAACGTTGACAAAAATGCGTCTTGATCAAGATGTAGAATTTGTAAAGAATTGTGCAGGAGTAAATCCAGATTTATTAGGATGCGGTGCTCTGAACTCTATGGAGACATAGAGAGGCCAGCGGAGACGATTTGGCCCGCCAGTAAGTTACAAAATGTAACCGACTGGTCAACAAGTAACAGATTGCCAGCTATGTTGTATGTGCCTACTCCAAGTATGAACTATATTACAGTTTGTGACAAGGTAGCAATGCCCACAAACGGCGGTACAACTTGCCGGTTCATGCGTCCGAGAGCACTACAACCACCTACTGTCCAACTGGGCAATAGTGGGATCGACCCTGCTGCGCAAATTCCGCAGAGGGATATTATTGACACTCAAATGGCTTTTTTCGGTTTATTTAATTACAGTGCCGAAAATGAATTAACTTGTAATTATGAAAGACTGGTTGCATAATTAACGAACAAGTTATTCTCCAGGATTTATTATATAATTTGGTCCTGGTTAAATCTGACCTAATTGACTTGGACTCCTAAACCGCCCAAATTAATGGGTGGCATGGAAATAAGGCGGAAGCATGAATGATTCAATTTTTATAGAACATGATAAATTGATAGAAGTTTCTGAAAAAGATGAAGGGTTAAATAGATTAGCCTATTTCATAATCAATGAATATTGTAAAGAAAACAATTTATCTTTTAGAGAAAGAATTGACTGGCTTAAAGAAGTCAGAAAAAAATTATGCGCCGTGACAGACTAAAGCGGTTGGATATCCTTGATAACGGGATAAAGCGATAGTCGGGTCTAACGAGGAAACCGTTAGAGTGAAGCAGAAATGACTTCACCCCTCATTACGAGGAGTAACAATGCGCAAGAAGGCGTTTTGGCCTGGGTTTCTGAACGCTTGGCTGTAGCAATGCGTCAAGCCGAGGATTTAATCCTCCGCGACTACGTAGTTTCCGCGGCGTCGGAAATTAATGCAGGTGGTGGAAACAATGGTGACAACCCAACAAACCTAGGTTTGTCGGATTTTAGCCTTGTAGCTACTACGTTGGATTCTAACAATGCCTTTAAGTTCATGTCGGGTATCGAAGGCATGGACAGATTCGGTAAAGTGTGTGCCGAATTAAAACCTTGGGTGATTGACTTGGAGTGCCTTACTATGGCAGCATAGAAGGTTAACAAGGGGCAAGATTATGGAAATATTTTGGAATGAAATAGAAAAAGTTTGGATGAATAAAGAAGAAATAGAAAAATATTTTAATAATCGGCTTGAACGACTAAGTCCTGAGGATGTTAATAATCCATTGAATTGTGATGCTGCAAAATCTTATTTCAGAAGTAAATTATGCAACTCACCAATGCCTAATATTAACATAAGCGATAGTCTGAACTCTACGAATAAATAAAGGTAGAGAAGCAAGCAGAAATGACTTGCTCGCCTATTTGAAAAATGACCGGCCACTGCCACAACACGACTCCTTCTGGTGGCGCTTCGCGACTCATAAGAGTTTCGTCAGGCGACTCATCAGGCGATTAGTGAAGGAGCTGCCCCACAACGATTTACCGGTCAGGTGGGAGTAAGCAACTTTGCTGTATAGCAAATGGCAAGTATATCAAATAGGTTATTAAAGTAACAGATTGACAGGCCCAATACGTTCGTCGTACTTCATGCTAAGCTCTACAGAGCTTCAGACTGATTTCGACTGTCTGACTGGGCAAGGCGTGTTTAACAACTGGAACTATCCCAACAATACGTCGGCATTGCCAACGGAATGGGGTAGCGTCTATAACCATAGAATCTTGACTAGCTCGGAAGCTCCGGTTGCTCGTCGAGCATCTGCAAACGGTCAGGATGTCTATTACAATACTGTATTGGGTAAACAGGCTTTAACACACGTGACTCAGGATGGTTTCAGCATGAAGCTGATCTATCGTGATCCGTACTATAGTGGCATGTTAGCCCAAAACGCAACCTTGGCTATTAAGTTTGCTCAAGCGCAAGCTGTAACCCAGGATACCGGAATCAGAAACGTCTTATGCACACGCATAAGCACATTATTCTAGGAGGGTATCATGGCTGAATATTCAAGAATTGCGAAAGGGCATTTTACTTCTACAGGTAACGCGCAAGCTGTTAATTTGCCGTTTCAACCTGATAGGATAGAAATGACTAACTATACCTTGGCTAATACAAATGCAACGTCTCAAAATATCATCTCAGCTAAATGGGATGTTTCTATGGGACAGGGTTTTGCAGTAGTAGAAGGGTATAATGCCACACCAGCACTGATTTATGATGTTGTTTCAACAGGTGGTATTAGCACATTTTCAGCAGGTTTATCTCTTCAATACGGTCCTTTAGTATTGCTGGGTGATTCTGGTGGAATTGCAAAGACTAGTGCTACTGTGTTGACAGTGACTACAACTTCGGCTCATGGATTGGCTCCGGGTAACTGGGTTACATTCCAGAACTTGTACGAAACGTCAACAACAGGTATGCAGCAAATTGCTGGTATTCCTTTTGAAGTTCTTTCGGTAGGTTCTACGACTACTTTTACAGTAGGTTGGGTAGGTAATAGTTCCAATTTAACGGCAATTGATGGCTCAGCAACTGGAGCTGCTGGATTTAAGCAAATCTTATATCCTGCTCTTTATGTACCTGGTGTATCTGTGCCGTGGTCTATTTCACAATCTAATGGCGTAGTGACTGTTAAAACGACAGCAGCTTGCAATTTTGTTGTAGGTCAAGAAATTGGATTCAGGATTCCAAAAGCTTGGTGTGCTGGAGAACTTAATGTATTACCAACTACATATCCTGCTAATCAAACTCCTGGATTCCCTCAATATTTTTATGTAACTTCGGTTGATACGGCAACGAACAACTGCAGCTTTACATTTAATTATTCTGGGACATTGACAGCATTTAACGTGAATCAGACGTTTGCCTCATTCCCTGGATTGAGGTTTCCTGAAGTGTTTGCGGTGGGTGATATCAATACTGGTGGGACGTTGTATAGTGGTACTCAACTCTATCCATCGCCAAACGTTTTTGGTGAAAACCAATTGCTTTCATCTCCAACGATTAATGGTCCTGCAATTTCTGGGGCTTATATTAATAACACCTCAGCAGGTTTCATTATTGGTTCTGGTGCAGGTAGGGTTCTTACAACTGCGAATTTGGTAGGGGCAAGCACCAACGTAGTCTACTGGGTTGCGTACCTTTCGGACTATGCTTACAATTAATATTAAGTATTAAAATATTTAATATTTGTGTATTTTGGGTGGAGGGGTAAAATCCTTCACCCATTAGGTCTATATGTCATTTCCTCCTGGCCCAAAAGCTGCCTATCAGAACGTGCCAATCATGGCTCAGTACTACCAGCCTAGTCGCTTTGTGATAAGTGCTATAACGTTGGGATCTGTGACGACTATTACTACAACTCAAAATGTAAATTATTTGGTAGGCCAACAAGTTCGTTTGATAATCCCGCCGACATTCGGTTGCCGTCAACTTAACGAACAGCAAGCATTGGTCATAGACGTACCAGAACTGAATCAGGTTGTAATAAATATCAACAGCAAGACATACGACCCATACATAGCATCAAGCGCAACCACACAAGCGCAAATCATGGCTATAGGGGACGTAAATTCAGGCCAGATAAATGCCCAAGGTCCAAACTTCCAATCATTAGATATTCCAGCCAGTTTCATCAACATAAGTCCAATTTGAATTTTTAATTTGCCCTATGCTCAAAATAAGAGTATAAATGGAATTAAATATTTAACTTTGAGGTGACCTATGTCCTTAGAAAAACCCAAAGTCGTTGGTTCACTCGCAGAAAAAGAACTCGATAAAGCCGCGACTCAGTTTGAAAAATTCGATGAAAACATCAAGTCACTAACACTTGATAGAATGAATGCAGAAGCTAAACCTGCGGAGAGGGAAAAATTTGCTCCTATTGCACAGGTTGATCTCGCTAAGTCTAAAGATATTTATATCAAACCTCGTCGTAGCATAGGTTCGATAGAGAAATTCAACGAAAAATTCCGTAACGATTACAACTTTCAGAGTGAATATGTGCATTTCAAAGCCTATAATAATGAAATCGTAGGAGAAGCGATTGAGTTTTGGACAAAGCCATTTCCAGGTATGCCAGCGCAAGAGTGGGTGATTCCTGTAAATAAACCAGTATGGGCACCTCGTTTTGTGGCCGAGAAGATTAAACGCTCGTCCTATCATAGGCTTGTCATGGATGAATCTAAGAAAGTGTCTGATGATGGAATGACGGCTCAATATGGTCAGATGGCGGTAGATACCACGATCCAAAGACTAGATGCATTGCCAGTAAGTACACAGAGATCTATTTTCATGGGGGCAAATAGTTTTGCTGCATGAATTTTCTTTCTGATATTTTGACATACATCCGCAGGATCATAAAAAGTCCTTCTAATTCATCTATAACAGATAATTTACTTATAGATTATGTCAACAGATTCTGGATAAGTGATGTCAGCGCAGAGATGCAGTTATTCGACCTTAAGACAAAATACCAGTTTCAGACAGTTCCAGGGGTCGATCAATACAACATGCCTATGTATAACCCTCAGACTGAACCAGGGGGACAGACAATAGGCATGTATCCCATGTATCAGGGATTTTTAGAACCTGTTTATGTAAATGGTGTAAGGGTATCATTTCAGACTCAAAAGAATAGTTTTTTCAATATATATCCTCCTGTGCTGCAATTGATGCAAGTTGTGGCCACCGGTAATGGAGGGTCATCTTATACTATTCAATTGCCTATTTTGTCGGCTCCTCCGGTTCCGTTAAATCCGCCTGTAAATTGTATTCTTAGAGGTCATGTTGATATTACTGGGATAATTTCTACAGGACAAAACGTAGATCCTCCTCGTGTCACTGATTTAAATACCAATATTCCTGCAGCTAACACGTTTCCGGCATTTTATTTAACGACTATTGATGCAAATGGCAATAGTGTGGTTGTCGCTGATAGTGGTCAATTTTATACCACTAATGCAAATCTAGGTTTATTGATGATTCCAGGAAACAATAATACTATAGGAAATACATCTCTAGGTACTTATGGACCATTAAATAACACAGTGAATTACCTTTCTGGTGTCGTTAATGTGACGTTTCCAGTAAATATTCCTCCAGGGGCACAAATCAATGCCCAGGCTTATTATTTTCAAACCGGTTTACCTCGTGCGGTGTGCTTTTACAACAATATTTTATACATTCGTTCTCCTCCAGATCAGCAATATCTCGTTGAATTGGATGCCTATTTGTCCCCAGCAGCATTTTTTAACGACCCAATCTCTATGCCTTTTGGTTATATGGCCGAATACATTGCGCGAGGAGCTGCGAGAAAGATACTTTTGGATACTGGAGATATAGAGCAATTTCAATTTTATGAGCCTGAGTTTAAGAGGCAACAAGAGCTGGTATGGAAGCGCAGTCAAAGACAATTTACCTCAACTAGAACAGAGACAATTTATAGTCAAGGGATGAACTATGGTCAGGGAGGATTTAACAATTTTGGCGGAGGCGGAATATGAGCAATAATTTTCCATTCAATACTGGTGTTCCTGCTACAGATAATAACCCTTCCATTGATCAACCTGATATGTTGGAAAATACCGGTTCAGAAAATTCAATTTGGGCAGTAGACCACATTAGTTATAATTCGAATAATGGTGGATCTCATCTTCAAACTGGATTTCCCGATTATAGATCGCCTGTATTACCTTCAGATGGAGGAGCTAATCACCCATCGGTAGCATATCCAGCGGCTGGCGTAGCAGATAATACAAATGCTCAATATTATTTTCAAAATGCTCTAGCTAGAGCCTTCCCTTTAAGTGCTATTCGTTCTTTTGGATCGTTTGTGAGCAGTTCTACTTCTGGCAATATTACTCCAAGTATTCAGTATAACGTGAATGGAAGCATTGTGCAAACTGTTGGAAGCCCTAATACCTCATTTCAAATAACCCTAAATTCAAATACAACTACTACGAATAATGTAGCTGTTTTCATCTTTGGATCTTTTAGTGTTCAAGCTTTAGGCTATACTTTTGTGTCAAATATTTTGACATTTACCGCTTTATCTTCATCTGTAATCAGTGTAACGCCAACATTTAATTTTTTAGTTCTTCAAATCTGAGGCTTCATGGGTCAAAAGCTAGTCATAGGCCCGATTAACAAGGGTATACGTACAGATAGAACAGCTTTTAATATTGATAACGACTCATTTCCTGTGCTTCAAAATGCTTATCAATGGAGGGGAAGGGTTAAGAGAAAGCGTGGAACATCATTTTTAGGACAACTTCAAAGAGCTATAGTCGGTCAGCCTTTAATAGGTATGACTGATGGATCGGGTAACTACACAGGAAATCTATTTACGGCTTTATCAATACCTGAATCCAACCCTTCCATCGTACAGGGTTCAGTTCAAATACACGTGAATTCAGATGGAACTTATATTGAACCAGTCCCGCCCGATGGAACTCTTAGTAATGGATCGGGAGGCACAGGAACAATTAATTATGCCACAGGTGATGTCACATTGCTCAACAGTGGACAAAATAATTCTAACGTTCATGTATATGCATTATCTTATTATCCAACATTGCCTGTCATGGGTCTTGAGGACTTGATTTTAGAGGTTAATCAATTTCCTGGGACGCTAGCCTTTGACACGTCCTATTCTTACAATATAAACACAAATCAACCATATGCCATTAGCGACGTGAGCTTCTACAAAAACCCGCCAGCTACTGCTTCTTATACCAATTATGTTCAAAAGTCAACCGATACGGCAACGACATGGAACGGAGCAGATTACCAACAATTCTGGACTGTTAACTATCAAGGGGCCTTGTGGGCGACAAATGGTATTGCTATTACCAGCGGTGTTTTTTCTACAACTAATATCAGCATGCAATTTAAACCGATTGTAACTGTCACTATAACATCCAATTCTGGGCCAGCCGTTGTTAGTTTACAGATAACCGGTCATGGATTAGTTGTGGGTGATTTTTTATTTATCAATGAGGTAGTCACAACAACAGGAATAAACTTTCAAACTGGATATGTCACAACGGTAACAAATTCAAATAATGTTGTGGTTACTTTTCCAAATGCCACAATAACCACGAATGGAACTGGAGGTATTGCTCAATATCTTACGAATAGATCTAATACCGCAAAAGACTGCCTACGCTGGTATGATGGTAATCCTAACACCACTAATAATGGCTGGGTAAATTTCGCGCCTCCATTATCCAATCTTTCTTACTCGATATCTAATTTACCATCAGCTATTTATTATCTTGTAGGTGCAAGAATGATTGTACCTTTCAAAGATCGCCTGTTATTTTTAGGTCCAGTTGTCCAGACATCTTCTGGAAGTCCTATTTATCTTCAAGATACAGTTATCTATAGTCAAAATGGCACGTCTTATTATACATGCTCATATACGAATGCTCCTTCATCAACGGCAGATACACCCACAAATCCTCCGGAAGATCCTGGACCCAATGGCTTTACTTATCAACCTATTCTAGTACCTGTCAATCAAACGGCAACACCTTCTGCTTATTTCGAAGATTCAACAGGATTCGGCGGATTTATCGTAGCTGGATATGATCAACCTATAGTTACAGTGGGAGCAAATGAAGATGTTTTAATTGTGGGTTTCAATAGCTTTCAGACTCGATTAATCGCTTCAGGAAATGACATAGTTCCCTTCAATTTCTTTACGGTAAATAGTGAATTAGGGTCATCATCTACATTTTCCTCTATCACTATGGATCAAGGTGTCATTAGCCGTGGAAATCGTGGGTTTATAATCACTAGCCAAACACAAGCGCAGAGAATTGATATTGAGACTCCTGATCAAGTTTTTGAGATAAGTCTTTTAAATAATGGCACAGAGAGAGTGTGCTCTCAGAGGGATTTTATTAGTGAATGGATATATTTTACATATCCTAGTAATGAGTGGTCAAATAAATTTCCCAATCAGACTCTACAATATAACTATAGAGACAATTCGTGGGGTATTTTCAACGAATGTTATACCACGTATGGATTATTTAGAAGACGTACAGGTTATACTTGGGCAACTATAGGAACTGTATTTGCTACATGGGGACAATGGAACGAACCCTGGAATTCTGGCTCTTCTACATTATTGCAGCAACAGGTTATAGCTGGAAATCAACAAGGTTTTATTGTTTTTAGAGAAGAAGGGACAAATGAATCACCAACACTTGATATTCAGAGCTTTTCGGGATCTCAGATTACTAGCCCAAACCACTGCCTAAATGACGATGATTATATAACAATTAGTGGAGTACTTGGAACGATTGGAGCATTAGTTAATGGAAAAGTTTTTTCTGTTCAAACAATAACTACGAACACTTTTGTTTTGAATCCTTCAATTAGTGGTTCTGGTACATATCTTGGCGGTGGTGTTATTACTCGAATGTACATTCCATTTATTCAAACAAAGCAATTCCCAGTTGCTTGGGATTTGGGAAGAAAAACGAGAATGGGACCACAACAATATTTATTTACCACTACAGCTAAATCACAGATTACTTTGCTTATATTCTTGAGTCAGAATCCCATTTCATTAAATCCATTCAATAACTCAGCCTTTAACATGGGGCCTATTTATCCCGATCCTAATTCTCCAAATAATTCTTTAGTTTATAGTACTGTCCTTTATACATGCCCTGAAAGCACTAATTTAGGGTTAACTCCTGCAAATATAAACCTACAAATGGTTACAGCAGCTCAACAGGAAGCCATATGGCATAGAATGAATACTTCATTGATTGGAGATACTGTGCAGATAGGTTTTACTATGAGTGATACGCAAATGAGAGACCCTACTCTTACAAATCAGTTTGCAGAAATTGAATTTCATAGTGCCATTTTAGATCTAAATCCTTCTCAAATGTTGGCATAACATGTCTTCTAGCAATGTGGTTAATTCCGTAGCCTATTTAAGAACCTCCAGGAATTTTCCAAGGGAAATAGGACAGTTGACCGTAGAAGTTGATCGTTCGTATGTCGATATTGCTAACGCTGTAAATCAACGTGTCATTGGAATTTTTCCTACAAATGTACCGGCAGTTACCGGTGAATCTTGGTTTTTCACTAATCAGAGGCAACAATCACTACGTCAAATCTACTCAATCAGCGGTTATTCATCCTTTAATCACAATATAAATTTTAACAGTGTTTCTACTTTTACTAAAATTTCCGGAATTGGATTTGATGGGACAAATTATTTTCCATTGCCTTTTGTGAATGGAACCGTAGTCACTAATTCGGTAGAAATGTATGTAACACCTACTGAAGTAGTATTTGTTTCGAGTGCAGGATCACCTCAAGCTATTTCGGGTTTTGTATTACTCGAATGGTTATCTATGGTATGATATGATTAAAATAAAAAATTGGTGATGTCATGAGTTCAAGTATGGTAGGTGCAACAGGTTTAAACCCAGGTATTACTGCTACTGGTGGGTTATCTGGAGGCGGTCTTTCTGGAAACAAAATACCTAAAGGTTATAAGCAAGGGCAGTTACAGCAATACACTCCTGAACAAATGCAACTTTATGGTCAGCAATTTGCTCATGTCTCCCCTGAAAGCTATACCGGAAGATTGGCGGCTGGCGATGAAGATATTTTCAATCAGATAGAAGCACCTGCATTTCGTCAATTTAATCAATTACAAGGTCAACTAGGATCTCGTTTTAGTGGTATGGGTTCACGTGGTTCTAGACGTAGCAGCGGCTTTCAGAATACGGCCGGTCAACTAGGTTCAGATTTCGCCCAAGATTTAGCCTCACGCCGACAGGAATTACAGAGGCAAGCCATAAACGATCTCATGGGATTTAGCGATCAGTTGCTTGGTCAGCGTCCCTACCAGCAGTTTCTTGTTGAGAAGCCTCCAGAACAAAAAAAAGCAGGATGGGGAGGAGCGTTATCAGGAGGTTTAAAAGGTGCCTCAACAGGTGCAGCTTTAGGACCTTATGGAGCATTAGCCGGAGGGCTAATAGGTGGAACAGCAGGGTATTTTTCTAAAGGTGGAGGAGATTCAGGAGGATCTGGAATAAATTTTGGTAATTTTAGTGGATTATTCAATAATCAAGGTTCAGGATCAACGGTTTATAATGATAGTGGTTATAACGCTTTACCAGGTCTTGAAGATGCCTTTAGAACAGGAAATTACGGAGGTTTATAATGATTCCAGTATTAACACCGACTCCACGTCAGCCTAAGCGATCTTTTGGTGATGAAATTCTTGGTTCGTTTGACCAATATAATCAACATCAACAAAAGCAAAAACAAGAACAATCTTTAAAAGGCATGGGTCTAAATCCAGGCGTATTGTCCCTTCCAAAAGAAGCGCAAGCAGCTTATTTTAGAGATAAATCTCAAGAAAAACTTTTTGCTCATAAAAAAGAATTACAAGAAATGTCAAATTTTTCTAAAAAAGAAGCCAAGGGAGAAGAATTAGCAGGGAAATATAGAGAAAAAATCGCTCCTTTTCAATCTGGTCTACAAACTATTCAAAGAATGCGTCAGCTAGGAAAAGGCGGTAATCTCGGTCGTGGTAGCAGTGTTTTAGGTTTTTTTAGCGAACAAGGAAATAAAGATCGTGGAGAATATGAGACTTTAGGAAAAAATTTAATTTCATTAGCTTCAACCATACCTATTAGAAACAGACAAGAATTTGAAACATTAGCAGAACATCTTTATGATCCATCATTACCGGATGCTCGTAGAGAAGGTATTTTAGATGCTATGGAAAGGATTATTCAACAAAACATGTCAGCTTATACTTCTGGCGTTGAAATGCCACAAAGCCAACAAATGCCTGGATTTATAAATCATGGACAAAAAAAAGAAAGACCTCCATTAACTTCATTTATGAAATGATATGAAAAATCAACAATTTGATTATCAGGGTGCATTAGATGCCGGTTATTCCGATGAGGAAATATTACCTTTTCTTCAAGAAAAACATCCAAAATTTGATTTTCAATCAGCCTCACAATCCGGATACTCTCCAAAAGAAATAAATCATTTTCTTTCTACATATAAACCAAAAAAAGGAAAGCTAGAACAAGGTGCGCGAGTTGCAGGGCAGTATGCTTTAGGTTTAGCTCAAGCTTCTCCTTCTGGACTAGTATATGACATTGCAACAGCACCTTTAGCATCTAAAGAAGCTCAAACAGTCTCCTATAAGCAAAATGTTATGGAAGATATTGAGCAGATGGCAGAACAGAAACAAAATGCCTCTATGGGTCTTGGAGAGTGGACACCTAAAGATGAAGAATTTTTTCAAAACCTGCAAGATCAAATCAAAACTCCTAGTAAAACTCATCCATTTGTAAAAACAGCGGATATTAGTCTTCGTGGATTAGCTGAGAAAGCTACTGGCCAAGATTTAGAGCCGGAAGGCGTTTTGGAAAAAGCAGCTAATTGGATAGGCTGGATTAAAGATCCTAAAAATATAAAGAACATCTTTAACTTAGGATTGAAACCAAAAGAACTGACTAAAGCTATTTTACCAGGATTTACAGAAATATCCAGAGGGTTATCTGCAGGAACAGCTTTAGAAATGGCTGAACAAGGTAATTTTGGGCCTTTAGGAACAATTGCCGCTGCCATAACTGGTGATTTAGTGGGACATACTCCAAAAGGAATCTATAAAGTAGCAACGGAACCAAAGAAAACCGCTGCCCAAGTATTCAATTTATTCACTGGTGCAAACAGCAAAAAAGCAGTTACTAAGCAATTGGTAGAAGATTTTGAAAAATCAGGTTTACAATTAGATGCAGGCACATTAAGCGGATCTAATCTTGTTAAGATGATGCAAGCTAGATTAGCTCAATCAGGATTAACAGGAGACGCATTAGAAAATTTTAGAAAGGAACTTTCCGGGCAGATAACAAGAGAATATGAAAATATTGTAGGTGAGCTTGGACAATTATCTTTTGAAAACTCGCATCAAGCTGGCGAAGCTGTTAGAAGCGCTTTAAAAACTGAAGAAACATCCCTGGGTATAAATAAAGAACCGTTGGAAAAACAGGCGGAAAGATCGAGATCGTTACAAGGACGTGTTTCTGTAGAACCACGAGAACCATATCAAGAAAATTTCTTAAATAGGATTGCTCCGCAAGAATTTGAAAGCAATTCGCAAGCCGGTCTCAATCTTAAAACGGCTGCCGAAGATATCAAGCAGCCTATCAAAGAACAATTTGAAAGACAATGGACTGATTTTAACGAGGCTGTAAGAGAATTACCTCCCGTCATACAGCCTGAATTAGAAAGTGAATTGAGGCAGTTTGTAGAAGAACATAGAGGTTCAATAAATTTAGGATCATCTACACCCGAATATCGAGTAATAAGAGATGCGGAAAGACTTTTAGAAAGTTTAGAGCAAAGAAATCAATTTGGCATAGGTGCAACTGTAGATGAGTTGATTAAAACAAAACGTACGCTTGCAGATATAGCAAATTGGGAATTTGGAGGATCTAATTTTGAGTCGGCTTATAAAAAACTTGTCGGTGATTTAGATACGGCTATTTCTAGGTCTATTCAAGCCACCAATCCGGAACTTTTGGAAACATTTCAAAGACTTAATGCTGAATACGCAGCATATAAAGATGTTTTCGAAAATAAAAATGTTAAAAGATTATTTGAACCAAAAAATCAAAATTACAATGCTTTGCACAATGAATTTATTTCAAATCCTGACAAACTACGTTCATTGGAAGATGTCTTTCATAATGACCCAAGAGGTCAGCAACTAATCAACCAAGTCAAGCGAGATCATGCCCAGACCATCATCGAAAAACCAAACTTCTCTCATAGGGATGCGCATAACTTAATCAATGCATTGGGGCCTGAATTTCAAGAGCCTATCATGGAATTCTTACAAGCTAGAAATCATGCTATAGAACATCCTTTGCCTAGAGCTGCCAGAGGTCAACGCTTAGGGGTAAATGTTCCAACGCCTCAAACCAGAGCCATAGCGCCAATATCAGGAAGAAAAATATCAGAGACAGGAACACATGCTGCGCGCGAAGGGGCTCGTAAAAAAGCTTATGAATATCTATCTAAACTTGGTGAAAAAGATCCATCAAGAATATTTAAGAAGATGGACACAATTCAAGGCATTAGGGAATTAAAGAGAGTTTTGAGCCTTACTCCAGAAGGTAGAGAACTTTTTAAAGAGCTTTCCAGATTCAAATTGGCCGAAATGATCGATAAAAAGATGAAAGATGCAGTGACAAATCAAGTTAAGTTAGGCACATTTTCTAATCTTTTGAAAGATACAAAGAGCAACGCTATAGCTAAGGAATTGTTGGGAGAAGTGAATTACAATCGTTTAATCCAACTTCAAAAAAATTCAGGTCAACTTGCTAAATCGGCAGAGAAATTTTTCAATGCTTCTAAGTCTGGGACGACCATAACAGATATGGGACTTATTGGAGCGGCCGCTACCGGTGTTTTGACAGGAAATCCCTTTATGGCTCTTCCTGCTATTGTGAAGATAGGCGGATCGTACGTTTTGGCAAAACTTATTTCAGATCCTGTATTTCTAAAAGAATATCAAAAACTTATTTTAGAAAACGATCCTAAGAAATTTCAGAAGCTTTTGCAAGCAATGCAACCTACTGTCGAAAAATCTATTTTACATCAAAGCTTTCAATAATTCTTTTTTCTTTTTCTATTTGTCTTTTTTCATCTTCCTCATATTTTTTTCTAGAATATTCTGAGCTACGACAAAAATCTAAATAATCCATGTAATACATAAAAATTATGAATAAAGAAAATAATAAAGCAGTCAACATATTTCTCTCCTTGGTTTTTCTCTATTATATTAAACTTCTACCTACCTCACAACCTGAATGATTTTCTATACAAAGCACTAGCGTTTTATCCGTGTAAGATTTAAATTTGAATTTAACTTACAAGGAGAACACTATGTCCTTTCCAGCCCCAGGATCAGCCTCTTATTCTGCAAATGCTGGGATTACTCCAGCGGGTCTCACAAACGTTATGTATTTGGCTACTGCGCCTACGTCTAGTACAATATATGGACCTGCTGGTTTGCTTCTTGTTGGCCAGGTTGCTGTAGTTCAGAATTCCGGTATTTATCAGCTTATAGGATTTTCCTCTTCTAGTGCTGGCCTGAGTGCTAATTGGGTGGAACTTGCCACAGCATCGGGAGACCTTCTTAATTTAACAGGTGATACAGGAACAGCCCTTCCATCAGCAGGTAGCATTAAACTTGCCGGAACGGCTGCACAAATTGCAACGGCTGCTTCTGGTTCTACAGTAACATTTTCTCTTATTGGTCCATACACCCCTGTTACATATACTTTAGATGGGGTTCTTTATGGTAACGCAGCAAACTCAATTGGAGCAACAGCCGCAGGAACATCAGGACAATTGTTACAATCAGCTGGTGGAGCTTCCTCACCTCCAGCATGGACAACGGCAACATATCCAGCAACGGCAACAGCAGGCGCTTTAATTGCTGCAACAGCAACAAACGTTGTTGGTCAAATAGCCGATGTGGCAGTCGGTCAAGTCCTAGCTAGCGGTGGTGTTGGGGTAATTCCTGCATATACTGGTTCTCCTTCTGTTTCCGGATCATTGACCGCAGCAACTACCATTACAGCTACTCTAGGAAATATAACGGCAACGGCAGGTAATTTTGTTTCAAGTACTCTCGGTAATGGCATTGTTCTTAATTCCGGAGCAACATCGGGAACCACCACAGCTACGCTCAACGGTAGATCAGGTCAGGTAACTATAACGACTCCAACGATTAATGCCGGAGCCACTTTCACAATGACTATCACAAATAGCGCGATCACCGGATCTACTACACAAGTTCTTTATGGTCTAACGGGAGGCACAACAGGATCAGCAATCACTATACAGAGTGTCACAAACTCTGCTGGTCAATCAGCTGTAGTTGTACAAAACGCTTCAGCTGTAACTAACAGCACAGGCTCCCTAGTTCTTACATTCTTAGTTTTAAATTAGGATAAATCATGACTTCAAATATTGTTAGATTCGATGCGGTTAGATCAATAGCATTGGCAAGTATTACTGGTTCATATTTGCCTGTGGGCATTCCATTTGCCCATGCTATGCGTGTGCTCCACTTCATTAACAACACGAACGGTGACATGATGGTAAGTTTTGATGGTGTCACGGATAACGTTCCAGTGTTGGCAGAGGGTTTTGCCTTATATGACCTAACCTCCGATGAAGACACAAACGAAACTTTCCGTTATCAAAACGGCACTCAAATTTATGTTAAATATATATCGGCTCCTACAACACCGATGGATGGAGCGTTTTATCTTGTGGCGATTTATGGAAAAGGTGAATAAATGTTAGACCCTGATTTAGAGAAAATGCACAAAGATTTTCTTGAATCTTCGAAATATATGTCTTCTAAGTTTCAAGATTCGATTAGGTCATTTGATGGTTTAAAAGATTTGGTTGCTAGGTTCAATGTGCTTGTTGGTGATTTAGCAACCAAGGTGAATGCAAATCAAACGGAATATGAAAAATTTGTCGAATGGTCTAAAAGTGTTAGAGATGGATCTGTCACCTGTCACAATTCCCTAAAAGATCTTGTAGAAGTCAATTCATCGGCAATTAATTCATTTAGAAACGACCTAGAAAAAACTCAAAAATTATATACTGATCTTGCTATAGATCACACTAAAACATGTAATCGAGTGACTTCACTCGAAATAAAATCACCCACCTATCTTACGCCTGATCATTTAGCGACATTAAATCGACGGGTCAATGATCTAGAAGCGTATGTAGATAAGCATCTCGTTTTAGTTGAATGTGATCAACAAAAGCTTGAAAGGGCACATGATAATCTAAAAGATCAAGTGACACAGATTGCCGCTGATCTAAATCAAAATGCTAATGTTGCTAATTCTGCAAGAGAAGTCGCAAACTTGGCTACGGCACGTATTGTTGATTTGAAAGTAAAATTTAGTGATTCGATAGCAAATATAATGCGCCAGGTTCCTGAAGAAATAGAGGAAAGACTAAAACAGCTTCCAAAACCACAAATTCCTGACTACAGCGCTCAAATCAAGTCAATAGAGGCCCAGCATGAGCCTATCCGTTTTGACGCAGCCAACGCCAAGCTACGTAGCGAGAACACCGAAAAGAAAATGTTCCTACTCGAAAAGAAAGTCGAACAGCTTCAATTACTACTCGATAAGCTTAAGCTAGGCGGTTAGCCTCATGTCACAAGCTGGCATCGCAAAAGTAACCGACCAGATACTCCCTCCCGATGTCCCATTAGAATTTGTAACTAATTCGGGAACGGCTACCGCCATAGCTAATGTTATTAATATTCTTGGTGTTGGTGGAGTTACTACATCAGCCCCAGGATCAAGTAATACCATTGATATAAATGTTGTCACCACCGGCTTTACCTGGAATGTAGTAACTAGCGTTTCCCCTGCAAATCCTATCCAATTGGTTAAACAGAATGGTTACAGTTGCCAAGGAGTTAGCTTAGTGACGTTTATACTGCCTCTTGCGCCAACTTTCGGAGATACCTTCATCGTGGCATCTACTACTAGCCGATTTCAAATAAATCAAAATGGAAGCCAGCAAATTCAAATAGGAAACGCTTATAGCACGGCTGGCAGCGGAAATTGCACGTCGAACACAGTTGGTGATTTTATAGAATTAGTTTACATGGGTTCAAATTTATTTCAGAGCTTTGCCCCTCAGGGCACACTAACTTTAAATTAAGGAGTTTACAATGGCAGCTCAACCGAGTAACGCAATAAATGCCGTAACAGCCGGCTATCAAGTTTTTGACGGTACAGCAACTTTTACAGGACGCACGTTCCAAGCAGGAACAGGTATCAGTCTAACTAACGCCTCTGGCGTATCAGGAAATACTACTATCGCAACTACTGGCACTTTAATTGGTGCATGGACAGATGAAGCAACTGCCTTCAATGCGGCTGCGTCAAACGGATATTTTGCGACTGCAACTTGTACGGGCACCCTTCCTAGTGCTCCAACTCAGGGCCAGACAATAGCCTTCGCAGTAGACTCTTCAAGTGGTATTTTAACAATTCAAGCAAATACTGGCCAAACAATTCGTATCGGTAAAGCGGTTTCAGCTAGTGCAGGAACGGCAGCTAGTAACTTTGACGGAGATTCAGTTACGCTTGTATTTAGAAATAGCGATTCCTCTTGGATTGCAACGCAAGTTATTGGAACTTTTACAGTTACGTAATGTAAAACGGTTTTACATAAAGGATATCATGGCAGGCACAAATTCAAACGCGATCAATTACTTTTCCCCGGCGAAGTGGGTTGTAAGTAAAACAGCAGGAGAAGGCACGCACACGACGATAGCAGGGGCATTAGGTGTTGCTTCTAGTTTAGATACGATTGTTATAATGCCAGGAACGTATACCGAGGATAATACGATCAGTACGGCAGTTAATATATGTGCCCATACTGGGGATGCTAACGGACAAGTTATCGTGAATGGTAAATTCACCATCACTAGTGCAATCACTGTCAACCTTAGCAATTTAGAGCTAGAAACGAATTCCGAGTATGTTCTAGCTGTGACAGGCAGTGCAGCATCTGTCGTGAACCTAACAAACTGCTACATTAACGCGAGCAACAATACAGCCATCGACTACACAAGCTCATCATCCAGTTCATCAATAAACCTTTATAACTGCTCCGGCAATCTTGGCACAACAGGTATCGGCTATTGGACAATGTCTAGTGCCGGTGAGATATTCATTTCAGGTTGTTCCGGTTTTTATAATAGCGGTGGGAGCACAACCGCCAGCTCAAATTCTGCTGGTATAGTTGTTATTGAATATAGTGTTATAGAAGGAGCTATTTCGACATCAAGTACAGGGACAATATCTCATTATTTTTCAACTTTTAATACTTCAGGAATTAACACAGCTTGCATAACTTTAGCAGGTACCGAATCTTCAAACGTTCAAATGTGTTCATTTTCATCAGGTACAGCATCTGCATTAAGCATAGGTTCTGGAACAACAATGACTTTAACCAATGCGCATATTAACAGCAGTAATACCGATGCAATAACAGGAGCAGGAACCCTTGATTTTACAGGACTAACATTTCAAGAGGGAACGACTTATTTAGTCAATACTACTACACAATCAGGCGGAACAATCCAAGGCATACGCGCAGGAAATGCGCCTAGCGCTGGATATTTGGGTGAACAATTTAGATCTTTTGTCAATATTTCCAATCTAGTAACTTTATCAACAAATAGTACATCAAATATAACGTCTATTTCCTTAACGGCAGGAATTTGGGATGTTTCTGCTCTCATATGTTTTGAATGTACAGGTGCAAGTACGAGTGCCTCCGCAGGAATAAGCACAACAAGTGCGACTTTACCTGGTAATAATAGCATCGGAGATAATCAAGTGACATGGCAACAGACAAATGCAACTATTATAACTTCATTAGCTATACCATCATATAGAATGACTTTATCAACAACTACGACAGTTTATTTGGTAGCTAATTTAACTTTTTCCACAAATAGCGGTTATGCGTGGGGCCGTATATCTGGAACACGTGTGGGCTAATCTCTCTTTCCAGATAAAATAGGGTCATAGACTTCGTTGTATTCTTTTTCCATGTCTATGTGTATCTGTCGATCATGATACCATCTTTCACGCCTAGGCAGCTTTACATTGTAGAAAAAATCTAGGTCCCTACTCCAATAGTGATTTATCCGTAGTTCTTTTAAATCGCATTCTTTCGTGATGCCCTGGCTGAGTATCACAAAATGAGGATTAACGATATCAGAAATGAATTTAGGCTTAGCAATAGGCTTCATTGTGTTAGCGGTGTGATGACTATCTTTAACACGAAACACGAGATAATCAGTAATCTTTTCGCCTTCAGGAACTGTCATATTTGATGTACCATACATAAGCCAATGTGCATGGATTGAATTGTATTGGATATTTTCTTTTAGGTATTGAGGCAGTTTTTTAAAATCTGTGCAAAACAAAAACTCGTCAGTATCTAGAAAAGCCATCCACCTTGATTTACGGCCATATTTCTTTACGCAGTGCATATAGGATCCACATTGAATTTTCGTCCATTCAGTCTCTACCATGTAGTCATATGGCCAGTCGATCAAAGTGATGAATTTCTTATAAGGCTTGAGGATATTCCTGTAGTCATCTTCACTCAAATTATTGTAGAGGTAGAAATGTTCTACACCTTGTTTTTGATGAAATTCAATCCATTCGGGCAAATATTTAGCATCGTTATGAAAAATGGTACATATGGATAAATTAAATTCTTGCGTGTGCAAAAAAGCTGAAAATAGTAGAGTTGTGGAAAGAATAAATTTTATCATAAAACCTCGTTTACAGGTATACTAGAACATGAAAGAGAAAGCGTCAATAAAAAAAGCAATGCAGCATCCAGATAAGCTTGGTGAAGGCGCTAAGAAAAGAAAAGTACTTCCTGCTAAGGACAAAATTAAAACTGTAATGAAAGAATTCAGTCGTGGTACACTCAACAGCGGGTCAGGTGCTAAGGTTACAGATAAAAAGCAAGCTTTGGCAATCGGATATTCAGAAGCGCGCAAGAAAAAATGATCGACCACGATTGTTATGAACCTTGCTTATGATGAAGAAGGTTTTCATAAGTTGTTGAAAGAACAAAAAGAAATTCATAAAAAAATGATACAATGCTAAGGAAATATCATGGACGATAAAATTAAGGCAGAAAAACGTAAAATTGACAAAGGTATGAATAAATTGCTTAAGGAAGATCAAAAACGGGACAAAGCCTGCGGAGCTAAGTGCGGAGCCGCCAAGAAATCTAAAGGCATGAAATAACACGAGTTCGTAGTTCAAGCAGAATGGTGGACACTTTATCCAAGGATGCAGCGTGCAAGTCCTGCCGGACTCAATATACTGGAGTAGCTCAGCAGTTAGAGCGTGATGATCCATGATAAGGAAGACGGTCGACGCTTGTTTTATCATGAGGAGAGGCCGCAGGTGCAATCCCTGCCTCCAGTTTTTTCATATGTCAATTTTTAAGGAAAACCTTAATGTCAAAACATTGTAAGATATGCGAAGCAGAAGATCATTCAACGGAGTATCACGACAGATATGAACTTCGACCAAGACTCAAAGATAAAGGATTTCCGACCTCTTCAAGTCGATATAAGAGTGCCCATGAACAAGCTGATAAGGCAGAAAAAAGTGCGTATCCAAAAGGCTATCAACAACTCAAAAAAATCGATGCCAAATTGCCAAAACATGAGTTGGCAGGAAAAAACACACGATCAGGAAAAATAGAGGTAAGCTCAAAGGTTCCATCCAAGCTGAGGCCAGAAGTAGCTTTTCACGAGAAAACAGAGAATAAAATCTTGAGACGTAAGAAATAGGTTGTTGTGGCAGTTATACTCGATTTGGGATATAACCGTGTATAAATTGGTATAAAAAGGAATTTCTTTATGGCTGAATGGATTAAGACTATTAATAGCAAAATTTTTAATTCAAATGGCGTTAATTCAATCTATATTGAATCTAGAGATCGTCATTATGTTTTTTTACAATCAAATAATGATGAAATTTATGATATAGGAAATTTTGAAAAATTCGAAGACGCTGAAAAATATGTAGACAATTTGTTTGTAAAACTTGAGGAAAAATCATGAAACGTGCTTATTTTACCATTTTAAGCCTAGTGTGCTTTACTTCCTGCTCGACGATGTTTCCTGAAATATTGAAGACGGCTGAAGACGTTATTGACGATACGGCGATCACGCAAAAGGTGTCCCGCGAATCATTGCAACGAAACACAAATGTTAAATGCACTATCGAGTTAGACAATGGACAAACCCAATCAAAATGACTGGTTCGGAAAGCAAATAACACTTACTGATCGAGTGATTTGCATTGACGACACACCAGAAGAACAACAGGCCTGGAAAGAAGCTGGCGAATGGCTTCGTAAATTATATCAAGAAGCTGATAAAGAACTAGACAACGGTCAAGTTCAGCAAAAATAATCAACCTTTTCTTTCGTTCCATGCTTTTACTGTGTCCTCAACATATGCAATCGTTGGACCATCAGCACCGCAGTTATTGCATTGGACGAAAGTTACCATTTCTTTAACTTGTTTTTCTTTTTTACAAAAATAAAAATTATTAGATTTTCTCAAATCATCGCTTCCGCAGAACGGGCAGCTTTTAAGTTCAGTCATAAAACGCTTTCTTCTTCAATCCAAGATGGTACTACATCGCAATAGCAATGATCTTTATTAGTATCTCTTTTATTCTTAGCTTCTACATCTTTTTATTTTGTATCATATCGACCTAAAACTTCTATAGAAATGCCGTTATTTCGGCCCCATCCGTCCATAGGATTCATATTAACTTTATGCGTGTAAATTTTCATTTTCTTTCGTTCCATGCTTTTATTGCTTCATTCATTCTAATTATATCATCAAATTTGCAATCTTCTTCCCTTCTAATTGGAGGCCCATCAGCATCACAACCTTTACAGGAATAAGCACCCCATGGATAGCAAGAAACGTAATAAATATTATCGCTTCCGCAGAACGGACAGTTTTTAAGAGGTTCTGTCATCTTTATCTCTAAAGAAAGGTTCATCGGGGCATTTTATGTCTAAGCGTCTCATTAGCTCTTGAACAAGTCTAATGATCTCCATAGGTGTAAGTCTAAAATTATCAATGCCTGGGGCAATACTTTGTCTTAGAACATCATATCCTCTAAATTCCGATTGTAGATATCCTCGCCAAATTGCGGCTATTTCATCGTTCTCAAATTTATCCCATGATCTAGTCATAGTAATGTCCGATAGTGTACGTTATGTAAAAAAATCACTAAATTTGTTTAAAACTATTTATCGTTATACAATAATTCTTCAATTCCATATGGTTTTTTATTATTCCTATCACAAAGTAAATTTTGTAATTTTTTGGATTTTTCGCAACCTTCCTCTAAAGAATTTGCTAAACCGACAAGGACCCATCTATTAGTTTCTTGGGATGTTTCCGCATGATGAATATTCATTTTTACAGTTTCAATTCATCGGCATTTTTGGCAATTGCATCCAATGAGTAATGTCATCCATATCCATAGGATATTCTATATCCATCCATGCTCCATAATTTGGCATTAATGGAGCTTTGTTACAAAATTCCCAAAATCCATTTTTATCAATTCTAGCTATCGAAATAGGTTTAGGCTCATTCGTTCCTAAATTATCAGCTAATACTAGCACAAAATCATAGAAATCAGGTAAACGATCAGAAATTTTAATCCACTTCATTTTCATCCTTTGGAAGTTCTGGAAGTTCAGCCCAATGTGTTATAGCATAATCTTCATAACCATTTGCATTGCACGTCTCACAATAACGAGAGCAATATATAAGCGAGTCAAACCCTGATTGCTGGATGCCTATGCAAACGCCTTTTCCGTCAGAAATAAGGACTCTTTTGTATTTTCCAGGTAGACGCTTAGATACTTTAATCCATTCCATTTTCAACCTTCATCATCCTTTCTAGTAAACCAATATTTATACCCAGCAATCATTTTTTCAGGTGTATATGATTGTTGATTAAGCATGAAATCCCCAGGCTTACACATTTTTCCTGTTTCCTCATATATTTGAGCGATATAAGCCTTGCACCAATCATCTATAATTTTTCTGTGATTATTAGCTATGTCTTGAGTGATCTTATGAAGGAGTTCATCATCCATTTTCAGCCTTTCCATTACATTTAGAACATTTAGAACTTTGTACCCATCTCAAATATTCCAAAAATGTAGTTTTACTAAGAACGGCCATTGCAGCACCTTCTCGCCCTATTTCGAATTGTGCGCCACATTTACAGCAGTAGATTCCTATCGTTAAATCACCGTCCTTTCCTAGGCCTTTTTCTAATTCATTGATTATTTCTTCCGGATAAAATTTGATCATTTTCAGCCTTCAGTATTTTATTTTTGAGTATTCGTTTTTGTCTTCGTTTCTTCCAGGCTCCTTGACATAATTTTGAGTCATTTTCATTATGACGCAATTCAATGCCATATTCTGCCAGCATCTTTTTAGCCTGATCTGCTGATACTCGAAGCTTCATCTGTATGTAGGGGATGGAGAATGTGCCGTTAGAGATCATTTCTTCAATGCTCATAATCAAAACCTAGTATGTTTACCAAATTCAAGATAGAGCCATCGCATTACCCCGAAAATGCAAAATCCAAGAACGAAGCATATTAAGCACGTTAAAAAAGGGTGAACTTCGATCATTTTGACATCTCTAAAATTTTAGACATTACATTTCCTAAAATAGAACCAAAAGCAACAGATAATATCGTGATAATTACATAAAATATTTTTTCACCACTTGTCATTTGAACCTTGATGGGCAATTCTCGTTTTTGCAAGCTTTACCTTGTGGCCAATATTTATGGCAATAGGGGCATTTCCAGTGTTTCTCGTACCACCAGTTGCTCGGCTTAGGCGTGTCTTTTCCCTGAAAACGTGCAATACTACATTCATGCGTATATAGGCCAGTATCATCTAAGTGAACGGTTTCCGTTCTAATCCATTCATTACCTCCTAAATGTATCCAGCAATTACCGGCCTCATAACAGAATTCTTCTTCGTCTATGTATATTCGATCGTCCGCATATACATTTGCAGATAAAGCGAACAATCCTATGCTTAATCCAGTGAATAAATATTTTATCATGATTTCTCTTCATTTTTTTTCATTTCCTAAAACAAGGCCGGCTTTGTAGCTAACAGGCGCCGGCAACCTACATCACATTATACGGCATGATGCACAGTCCGTTTGATTTATTTATGAGGCTCAAATCAATAAACTACTCACACATAATCTAGAATGCGTATCATTTCAGTTTTCGAACCTTTACACGCCATCTATTAAGCTGTTGGAAAGCAATCAAACATTAGCATAAATGCTTTAAACATATCAACTATAAAAAAACTATAATTTTTATAGACTATAAAAACCAGTGTGTGATATATTGTAAATCACACCACAAAAACCATGGAGGTTAGTTTGAAAACAGATTATACACAAATGAAGCTAGCATCTAGAAATCTAGTCGTTTTGCTGAATATGGTAACAGAAGAGTTATCAAGTGCGTTCGCCAAGGACGATAATTTTAATACAGATTACGGGTCATTCTTGGCCTCGACATATTATGAAGTTGAAAAAATAAAAATTAGCGTTCTAGAACGTGTTAAAGAATGAGTTTACTAATGTCATCACCTTGGTCACCTGGTTGGAAACAAGAAGGAGATTATGAATATGATAGCGAAAAATTTGCTTCTCTAAAAGACGCTATGGCTTATTCGGGATATACTGAAGAAGAGGACATGGAAGATGAAGATGAAATCATCGAGGAATAAATTAGGCAGAGCCGTTTACTCTGCCTAAAGAGTCGCATAACACTAAAAAGGAGGTATTGATGGATGAAATCTATACCTCCTCAACAATACATAAAAATACAAATTTTACAAATAAAAAAGAGGAATTATGAGCACACCAAACACACCCGCAGTACTTACTGACGATTTCTGCCTTAAAGAGTTCGGTTGGACGAAATCACAGTTTGAAACTATTCAAAGAACCTATTTTCAAGGGCTTTCAATAGACGAAATAAAAATCTTTGGTCACGTTTGCAAGCATACGAAGCTTGACCCATTCCTTAAACACATTTATCCGGTCATGCGTGGAAATAAAATGACCATTCAGACGTCGATAGATGGTTATAGACTTATTGCTGAACGCACAGGAAAATACAGCCCAGGTCGAGAACCTGAATTCAAATATGGTAAAGAAGGACAAGTACTCTGTGCCACAGCATTTATTAAGAAAATGACTGCTGACGGCACTTGGCATGAAGTGGCTGCCACCGCCTATTCTTCTGAATATAACCCTGGCGTGGGTCCTTTCTGGAAGAAAATGCCCCATACCATGATTGCTAAATGCGCAGAGGCTTTAGCCTTACGCAAAGCATTCCCCGCAGAACTTGCTGGAGTCCTTACACAAGATGAAATGGACCAGGCCGACATTGAATTATTGCCACAACAATTACAAAATCCTGAGCCATCAATTAACCATCAAATAAAAAATGAACCTCCAAAACTAATAGAGGAACAGGTTGCCGACTCCGGTAAACCGATGACAATTAGCAAAGATCAAGTTCAGGAATTGGCAAATTTATCCAAAAATCTACCTCAAAATCTAAAGGAAAACATAAAGAAAACATTTGAAATAACAATGATAAATCAGATTAAGATTGACGATTTCGAGAAAGTTAAAAATGCGATCATCCAGATTAAAAAATTAAATAACATAGGTTAATCATGCGAATAATTGATCTAGAACAAGGTAGCGAAAAATGGTTGCAATACAGAAAAACCCATGTGATGGGGACCGATGCCGCCGTTATTTTAGGGGAAAATAAATACGTTAGTCGAAAACTCCTTTGGCAAAGAAAATGGGATTTAGTACCACCTGAGCAAGAAAATGAAAAAATGCGTCGTGGAAAAGATTTAGAAGAACCAGCCCGTAAACTTCTAATTGAAAAAACAGGAATTAATTTTAAGCCTATGTGCGTCGAGCACAACGATCACGAGTGGCTTTCTTGCTCCCTCGACGGGTTAAGCGATTGCAAGCGGTTTATATGCGAAATTAAGGCAGGATCCGAAGATCTTCATAATTTTACATTATCTGGAGAAGTTAAACATATTTATTTCATACAAGTTCAGCATCAACTTCTAGTCACAGGCTGCGATAAATGTTATTTCGCCAGCTACCGCCCAGAATACATGGAAAAGCCTTTGGCTATAATTGAAATATTGCCCGACTACGAAAAAATGGCCGAGCTTTTCGAAGCAGAACGCATTTTTTATGAGGTCAATATGAAGCAGTTTATCGCGCCTGAAGATTACACATTGGAACTCAAGGAAAATAGATCATGAAAAAACAGATATGTATTTGTGACTACTGTCAGAGAGATTTATCCGATGGAGGCGCTTCAGAAATGAGAAATCTATGTTTATTTGAAGAAACGATGCCAAATAATACTGGTATATCTTTAGGCATATATTGGGAGCCTATGATCCCTCATACAATGCACTTTTGCGGATTAGCATGTCTTAAAAAATGGCTAGAAAAGGAACCAAAATAATGAGATTAGGAATCTATCTAAGAAAAAATGGAATCACCCACCGGACTTTTGCCGAAATGCTGGACATAACACCCAACTACATTTCCCTGATAGTCGGCGGAAAAATACCCTCACGATGGCTTGCAAAGAGAATTGAAGCCATTAGCAATGGAGACGTAAAAGCTAAATCGCTACTTACTCAACGCAACAAAAATAAAATAAATAAGCATGAAAGCAAAAAGCATTGTGATACTAGTGAACAGCAATAACAATTTGTCCTGCCACATATAATTAATAATTTCTTTAATCTTTAACATAATCCCACCGTGTTAAGTTTTGTGCTTAATAATAATCTATAACACGTGTGGGGCACTTTGCAAGAAAAATTAAAACTTGAAGTTTAACAACGGATAAGTTTAAAAGAAGGGGCTAACCCTGTGTCAGCCCCAACCCAAACAATAGGACATTCAAAGATGGACAATTCACGTATATCAATTAAAAAAATTATCAACAACATCTATTTAGCGAAATATGATAAAGATCGCGTTAAGATTGCCTTGTAATGGTGCATGTGGTACAGTCTTTGAAAGAAAAGGGCCGGTTGGAGCCGGCAACCTTTTCGATAGCGAAGGAATCCGCTATATTGAGGAATTGTCTACTTCTCACTATAGCACACTTGCAAATTGCACTCAAGAAATACCTTCGCTAAATAAATCATTTATGCAAAGGATTGCTATGTCTGATATTCCATTCCGCTTCAAATCAATCCCAGAGGAATTTTTTACAGATGAATTCATCGAAGATATTCCTATGATGAAACTTATTCGATACATTTTCAAACGAATAAGAACGAAACCACATACAGAAGAATTTAAGAATAATAGAACTTCCATAACGATAGATTTGGACGCTTGGCAATTTGTTTATGGAAGAGATAAAGCAGCCGAAGAATGTTCATGTTCTGACAAGGTTATTCGTACTAGAATTAATCGATTAAGGGCCAGCAGTTATTTAGAAGAAATTATGCTTGTCACAGTATCTGAAAGGCATTTTTCTACAGTAAGGGCCAGCAGTTCGGAAGCAAAAAGGGCCAGCAGTTCACAGCAAAAAAGGGCCAGCACTTTTACAGTCTACAGACTAAGGACAGAGTCTTTTACACAAATTGAGGGCCAGCAGTTTAAAGCAAAAAAGGGCCAGCAGAAGGGCCAGCAGTTCGGCAAAAAAAAGGGCCACAAAGAAGATATAGCTTTAGAAAAGATAGATAAAAAGACAACAACCCCTACCCCTTCAAAAGGGGAAGCTGTTGATGTTGTTTCTAAGCAAACGCAAGAAGCCGCTATCGAGGAAGCGGCCTTTAGTCTTAAGACCTGGCTAGATAACCAAGCGACCATAACACGCAAACGCAAGATCACTCCTACCTATTCCGAGGAAATTACCTGGGGTAACGATTGGCTACTTCCATTGCAAACGTTTGAAAACCTCTTAAAAAAACACGGCTACGATTATTTCCAGGATCAATTAACCCATATGGTCAGATGTCAAGAAAGTTTTGACAATAAAAAAAGTGAAAAGCCCGTGTTAAAACCGGAAGCATTTTTAAAAATCTCTTGCAAAAACAATTACGCAGGATCAAAACAACAAAGGTAAAAATATGAAATTTAGTGTTGATAGATGCTTAGCAAATGGCGATGGAATGTATGGTTTTTGTGGTCTGGATGTTGAAAAATTTCTAGAAATTTCGCAAAGGCCAGTCACTTTTATTTTATTTACATATCTATTTTTAAATATTCTGAAGACCAGTTACTTATCGAATAGACCAGGTTCCTTATCCTACATTTCTTATGATGAATTTATGCATCAATGCATGGGGAAATGGCCACTTACACCAAGGCAATTCTTATTGCACTTGCAATTTTTACAAAAAAATGAATATATAGGTTTTGAAAAAGTAAATAAAAATAAATATGTAACTTGGTTAAAGAAATAAATGACAATGCTACTAGGCGATTGCCTGACCGAAATGCGTAAAATGCAGGATAACTCCATCGACTTTGTTGTCTGCGATCCACCTTATGGCATTGACTTCATGTCTCGCGATTTCGATAAATTCAAAGATCAAGTGGCATTTAAATCCGAAACATGGCGTGAAGTTTTACGCATAGTTAAGCCAGGATCGATGATCGCAGCTTTTGGCGGGGATCGTACACACCACCACTTGATGAACGCACTGGAGGCTGCAGGATTCGAAATTAGGACATGCATTTACTGGGTCACGGGCCAAAGCTTCCCCAAGTCTCACAATTTCGGTAAGCAACTTGGCCCTGAATGGCATGGATATGGCACAGCCTTAAAGCCTTCAGTAGAAATTATAGTTCTGGCAATGAAGGGTTTAGACGGAACCTTTAGAGAAAATGCAGAAAAATGGGGCGTGGCTGGAATCAACATTGACGATTCGCGAGTGGAAGGCAAAAGATGGCCAAGTAATTTAATCTTGGATGAATTTAACGAACAAATATTGAGCTTGAAAAACAATATTCCAAATGATATAGTAAAGATCACAGTAAAGCCTTTATCCTTAATGAGATACATACTAAAATTGCTAGCTCCTCCTTGGTTGCCATACGATCCAAAATATCCCTTGCAACCATTATGCCTTGACCCATTTGCAGGCAGTGGATCTACCTTATGCGCAGCAGCCCAGCTTGGCATAAATTGCATAGGCATCGAAAAAGATCCCGAGTACTACGAAATAGCTAAAAAAAGAATCGAATTTTATGGACAAAAACCTTGACATTAAACGACTTAAATGCGAATATGAGTCATTGCTAAAAGCTATGAATGATGTAATAACACCATTTCTAGTGCAAAAAATTATAAGAGAAAAAGAAAAATACATGAAAGAATATAAACATTATTTTAATTCAGAGGAAAAATGAACGAATTTTTGCGAGATTTGAAAATTATTGAACAACATGCGGCCGATCTTTGCAGCATATTACAAATTATGCAAGGCAATGCCAAAGCGAACGTTTATGAGGATGACGAAGAAGAGGAAGAAGACAAAAAGTCAATCCGATACTTCACTTGCGAAATGACCGAGCAAGAATATCAAAAGTTTTTTCAACAGGGTCAATCTCAAAAAATTAAACACAAAATGACACCCATAGATTTAAAAGAAGAAAGCATTGAAAATCAAACAATTCCAGAATCAATTATAAAATATTATAGAAAACATTTATTAAATATAAAGGACTAAAAATGAACAACTTCGAATTTATAAGATACAAATCTACACCTACAGACCAATACACAAAAGCCCTGGCAACAGTGCGCATTGACCGCAAATACGTAGTCACCTATGCGGAAAAAGCCCTAAAAACAGGGGGTACATTCTGGGCTACGGCTAGCCACACTATTACGGAAAATGGCGAAAAAACTCATGAACAAAGTTTTTACTTAGATTCACGCTCCGACGAAAAAATGCTTTTAGAATTCATCCGATCCCATGTCATGGCCGAACGAAAGAAAGAATCGGCAGCAAGTCAAGCTCAACCTGTGCATTATCCGCATGGCCTTTGCCAGCCTCAAGCGCCTGCTCCAGTTCAACCTGATTTTTTCGCGGGGGTCGGCGAAAGCCAAGAACAGGTTCCGTTTTGATGGCCCGCCAATGGGTCTAATTTCATTCAGGAGCTCGCAAAATATCTCAAAGGTAAAATCGGAGGTTGAAAAAAGAAAACGCAACAGCGGCCTTCCTATTGCGATTTTGAGGTATTGCAATAATGGACAACTTAAGGCGATTGAGGTAACATTACCCATTCGAACAATTAGCCCCAACGTTAGCGAACATTGGACAAAAAAACACAAAAGACAAAAAAAAGAAAAACGCTGGCTATGGATTGCTCTCCTCGAAAAACGCCACCTCCTTCGACTCCCATGCAAAGTGACGTTTATTCGATATGGAAAGCGCGAATTGGATCAAGAAGACAATCTCCCAATGTCAATAAAATTTTTGAAAGATCAGGTGGCTGAATTACTCACAGGTTTACCCAATGGTAGAGGTGACTCAAATAAAGAAATTATTTGGATTTACAAGCAGGAAAAAGCTAAGACTTATTCACTTAAAATTATTTTGGAGTTTTGATATAACTTTTCTCAAATAGGAATTTTCTCTTATAAGTTCTTCATGTACGTAAAGTAAATCCCTTAAATCATATTCTTTATTTGGTAAATGCGAATAAGTTAAATCTAGGGGTAGTAGTTCACTTACCAATGGCGGAATCAATGCTATGAAAATTTTTCTGTTGCAGCTAGGACATTCTATTGAAGTTCTATCCATTTTGGCAAATATTCCTTTTAATCAATTCTATATCTTCCTTCATTTCCATATTTTCTTTTTTAATCTTGTTGATCTCGCTATACGTGCCCTTACGTACTGCCTCTAATCTGTTAAAATTAAATTTAACCTCTTTACGTAAAGCCTCAATTTCGCACTGCTCCTGCGTTTTGAAAAATTCAAGCTGAATTGTGGTCATTGTTTAAAACCATCTAAAAATTCTTTAACTTGCTTGTCTTTAGGCTTTTCTCCACGCCATGAATTATAGTAATCCTGAAATCGTCCCTCTTGTTCAAAAAAACCCTCAAGCAAATTATTGATAAAATCATTGCGCGTTAGCACTTCATCATCAAGACTGCTAAGATATCTAGCTATCTTTTTCCTCATCTCTCTTGGTATTCTTATCATCATCTGAAAATCGCGCTCATTCGCCATAAAATTCAGCTCTGTAAATCGTTCTATATTCCGGACATTTCTCTTCATCTATTAAAAGAATTTCCGTACATTTTTCAAGAAACTCAACTACCGTTTTATCGAAATATTCTCTATCGTTCCATTGAATGTAAAGCGATAAAGGGATCTTCCTCATCAAATAATTATTTAATTTCTTTTCTGTGCTGAAAAACCATTTGCAATCCAGTTTCTCCGCGTTCTTTATGTGTAAAAAATAGATCAAGTTTCCTCCTTTCGATCATATCTTTATCAGCTATGACAATTTGATCTGTATAAACATGTCTGATAGCTATTTTGCTTGTAGTGATCATCCTAAGACTCCTTTTTGTTGTTGCGTGATATAAACATATCACACCACGCAAATTTATCGCAACAGGAAAAGTGAAATACTACAAAAATAACACCCATATACACACCACAGAAATGTAACTACATGTAGCCAAACAATATTTTGACATAAATAAAGAAAAAGTTTACCTTGAATACGTATTTGCATAGATACATATTTTTTCCTCTGAGTTTCCCCTAGCCCAAAGGTAGGGGTTTTTTATTTACGCAATATTTTTAGCAATATCGTCATTAATGCCCAATGATCATAATGCGTGACTGTCGCCGTCAATGCCTCTTGCGGCATTCTCTCAATGCTCTTTATCATCTCCTCCAGCATTCCAAAAAGATCTTCTTTCGTTGGTCCTTCCGGATTCTCTGCGTTGTAAAGCGGCTTTACATCTTCGCCATCATTTTTAATCACCGGCACAATCTCATTTCCATCATCATCAACACGCAAAAAATTATCCCAATTGCGTGCAGCGCATTTCATCGCATCTCCTCCATCAACTTCAATTTCACCGCACTTACACAACACTAAATCTGTGCTATGATAGCTCTCAATAACGCTCTGACACGATCTGCATTTAGCTCTATTTCTCATGCTTGCCCCTTTAAAGATAATTTGTTACATTGAAACTAAATAATTTAATTTAGGTTTGTTATGGCCGCCCCTAAAGGTCACCCTGATTATACTAATGGATCAGGGGGACGACCTCCGAAGTATAGCTTAGAAGAAATAGAAGAATTTGCCGACGAATTTCTTAAATGGCTTAAAAATCCAAAAAACATTTGGTATAAAGATTTCTGTTTAGATCGCGATATCAATCCTGATTTCATGTCAAAATGGTGCGAAGTATCAGAAAAATTTCGCGGAGTTTATGAAATTGCAAATCATCGTCAGGAGTCTAGGCTTATTAATGGTGGCTTGACAACGGGTTTTAATTCGTCTGTTGTTAAAATGGTCCTATGTAACAAGCACGGCTACAAAGACAAAACAGAGTCCAAAGTGGTTCACACGGGCGTTGTACCAGAATGGATAGCTCAAGAGGATGGTAAAAGCAAGGATTTAGTGCGTGACAAATCCTCTCTCTGATCCTACATGGAGATTAAACAATCTCTATCACATAGTCGACAAGCAAGGTCGTAAAATAATATTTAAGCCTAATTGGGCCCAGCAAGAGCTATACGATAATGCGTGGTATTGTAATATTGTATTAAAGGCCCGTCAGCTAGGTATTAGCACGTTTATTTGCTTGTTATTTCTAGATCGATGTCTATTCAATAGCAACATGTCGGCGGGTATCATTGCGCATACCGTAGAAGATGCTCAAGCACTATTTAGAAGGGTTAAAATAGCATATGACGGATTGCCCGATCAAATCAAGGAAGTTGTTACCGCTGAAAATGACACCGCACAAATGCTTAAATTCTCAAATGGTTCAAGTATCCGTGTCGGTACATCTCTCCGTTCTTCCACTTTCCAGTATTTGCACATTTCTGAGTTCGGTAAGATATGCGCAAAATATCCAGATAAAGCACAAGAAATTGTCACGGGTTCGCTTAATACAGTCGCGCCCGGCCAATATATCTTCATTGAATCAACGGCTGAGGGAAGATCGGGTTATTTTTTCGATATTTGCAAGAAGGCCCAACAGGACCGCGAGAGCAAACGCGAGCTATCGCAAATAGATTTCAAGTTTCACTTTTTCCCTTGGTACAAACAGCCCGAATATCGCATCGGCAACACATTTAGCATCAGCGATGATATGCAAGCCTATTTCGATCATCTGGCAAGTTTAAAGATTAATCTTGATGAACAGCAAAAAGCCTGGTACATAGCAAAAGAAAGCAGCCAACAAGATGATATGAGGCGCGAGTTTCCATCTACGCCAGAGGAAGCATGGGAAGTGTCTCATGAGGGGTTATATTTTAGCAGGCAAATGACACAGATTCGAGCAGAGAAGCGTATTTGTTTTGTGCCCTATGATGATAGCCTTCCCGTTCATACTGCATGGGATTTAGGTTTCAATGATTCTACGGCCATATGGTTTGTGCAGATTTACAACAAAGAAATCCGATTGATTGACTATGTAGAGGGAGGCGACAGCTTACAACATTGGCTAGGTATCGTCAAATATAAACCATACACATATGACAAACATTTAGCACCTCATGATATAATGGTCCATGAATATACAAGCGGGATGACTCGTCAGGCATCCGCAAGAAAAATGGGATACAACTTTATTCCTGTTCCCAAGGTTGATATTATACCCGGGATCGACCAAGTGCGTAGCATGTTAAATAGATGTTGGTTCGATGAAAAAAAATGCAAGCGAGGTCTTGAATGTTTAGATGGCTATAAAAAAGATTGGGATGAACGCAATGCGACATGGCGGTCTCAACCTTTGCACAACTGGGCAAGCCATGGAGCCGATGCTATGCGTACACTAGCCTGTGGTCTACAAATGATAACAAATGAGCATCCCGAATATAAGCATAATCCTTCACAATATATGCAAGGTCGATTTGGGTTCTAATGGATATCAAGACAACGTGTATGCTGCCTCCTGCGATTTTACAAAGTTTTTCATCAAAATTGTTGTCATCTCCCTGTCCTAAATTCTGTGATGATTGTGAAGTGTTGTGGGAAGTGTATCAATATATTTTGAAAAAAATGATACCAAAAGCAAGAAATAATCCTGTATGGATGGCCAAATTAGAAAAACTTAAAACTAAATTTTTAGGAATATATGAGCGGGCGAAGATTAAAGAGGATGAGCTTAAAGAAAAAACAAAGGGCCGCTTCCCGGAACCCCTCACTTACTTTAGAGAAATTAATAGACATAAGCCAAGGTTATTTGGAACAATTAGAGCGCGAAGACATAGGGTTTAAACCGTTTCCTCTTTCCAGTCGTGAAACGATGAGATTTAAAAGACGCAAAAAACTTGATGAAGCTAATGCCATCTAAAAAACAAGAATACATGAAAGATTACAGCAAAGACGTGACCTTCATACCTTTGAGAAAATTGGGATATAATCAGGAGTTGACATCACAAGATGATCTACGCATTCACCTTCCTAAAGGCAAATATGATATTCACTACGTGATACAATTAGTCAAGATTCTAGAAGATAAAGTTAACGCACATTTACATAGCGCACAGGATTTACAACTCACACTTAAAACATCGTTGAAATCATTGCGAGGGATGCTAGAAACTGAAAGAGACGTGCATACATCATCAAGACCGGTAATCCTATTTACTTGCCGTAAATGTAAATTCGAAGAGCTTATTTTTGTTGATCTAGCCGATAAATGGCAATGCACTAATTGCGGGAAAGTCAAACAAATAGGTTATAGCGAGTAGAGGATAAGATTAAATGGTATATTGAATTTTTAATTAGACATGGGTATAAAGTAGAGAAAGGGTAAATTATTCCTTTAGGAGGGGTATATTTCTTTTTCTCTTGCACCTTGGGATACCAACCAAGAACCCAATCAAGGAAATGTTCGCGCATGGCTTGAAAACCTAAAAAGTAAAGTCATGCCCGTGGAGCAAGCGAGATGGAACCAATCCAATACAGACACGCTATTTTATGCAGGAAATCAGTCCTTCATAAACCGAAACTTTACGTTTAGCCCTGGCATCACTCCGCAGCAATTTTATTTTAACATATGCCAGCAGCCCATTAACATGGTGACTGGCTATGAGAGGCAGCATCGCAAGAGCATTGTTTATCAGGCTATAGATGGTAGCGATCCTCAGACTACGGATCAGTACACAAAATTGATCATGAATTGCTGCCAGAAAGAGAATTTGCACGAGCGTTACAGCAAATCATGCGAGTTAGCTGCGATTGCCGGCATGAATCTTATGCAGCCTTATCTTGATTTTTCTGGAGACGATCCGGCCCAGGGCCAGCTAAAAATAAAGGTGTGGGAATACAATTCCTTCTTAGTTGATCCATATTTCCGAAATCCTGATATGTCCGATGCTCAGTTCGTGTGGTGTCAAGAATATATTTCAAAGCAAGAAGCAGAGTTACGCTTTCCTGGAAAAGTGCAAGATATTAACCCCATGTATGGAACGCCTCAACGCTATGGAACATTTTATTTTCTTCCTGAAAACTATAATATGGCTAGAAACGACCTCATGGTTCTATCTTACGTGTGGTATAAATGGAAGCAGAAGCGTAAACGTCTATACAGCAGAAAACGTAAGCAATTTTTTGATTTTGCTGGTGGCGATGGCAATCTTGAGCAGATTTTGTATGCTATAGATGATTTAGAAGTTGTGACCGTTGAATCGCCATGCTGGAAGTGTGCTATTGTTCTTAACGATCAGCTTATGTGGCAAGGCGTTAATCCATTGTGGGATGGTCCAGAGTGCCCATTTGTATGTAACTTCTGGAACTATGACCCACACATTAACCAGTTTGATTTACGCTCGCGCTCATTGATCTTTCCTATGCGGTCGCCGCAATTCCTTTTCAACTACAAAGTAATCCAAAATAACGATATAACCGCTGCTACAATTAACGCAGGATGGAAACGTAAGACAGGGGCTGTGGCTAACGAGGATAACCTCAAAAAGTCTGGCCAGGGCTACGACGTTATTATTAATAGCGGTTACGAGCTCACGGATGTTGAGAAGATAATTCCTTCGGCTGTTCCTGAGAGTGATCTAGCATTAGCTCAGCAGATGAATGATCTAATATTCAAGACAAGCGGTATCGACCTAGAAAACTGGGCAGGCCAGCAGGAAAAGCAGATTTCCACGTTAACATTACTCACTAAGATGGCTGCTAATTTGCTACCTTTCCAGAAATTCTTTGACCAATGGGATGAGTCTAAGAAGCTATTAGGAGAGCGTTTATTACTTATCGCTCTCAATAAATGGTCACCTGAGAAAATAGAAATTATGATTGGCGAAGAACCTACGCCATATTTCTATAGCAGAATCTTTGCTAAATATCATACAGTAGTACAAGAAGGATTGCTAACAGCTACGCAGAGAAACTTACAAGCTTCACAAATGTTGGAAATTAACACAACATTCGGCCGTGAGGTACTACCTCCTAGCATGATTATCAAGGACATGAACATTCAAGGAAAAGGCGAAATCCTCGAATATCTCAAAGGCCAAGAACAGAGCGCCGCCGAAATGCAGCAAGAGCAGGCAGAAGTAGCTCACGCCTTCGAACATGCTAAGTTGCAAGAATTGATGAGTAAAGCTACTGCTAATCTGGCAAAAGCTAGGGAAGATCATAGCCGTAGCGAAAGTAACCTAGGATTGTATGAAGAGAGATTGAGCATGATAGAAAGGAATAGAAGCCTTTCTCTTAAAGAAAAACAAGCTGCTCTTACATCACTTCTAGAAAATATACAGAAATTCGGAGAAATTGAAACGAACCACCAGCAAACTAAACTTGACTTACAAGCTCAAGAGAATATGATGATTGAAGAAGCAGAGAAACAAGACGTTGAAAGGCGAAGTCAATCTAACAAGTTTGTAGAAGAGATTCTAGGTAAAGCATTACAGAGCCAATCACAAAGTAACGTAAATCCACAGCAGCAACAAAACCCTAGTCAAAATCAAGAGCAAGTGTTATAAAGAAGTAAATTTAAAAGTGTGTAAACACAAGAGGTAATTATGGCAGGATCAGGACAAAGAGCTTCCGGGCAGGTATCTGGGGGCATGCGCATTGATAACCATTCCTTCTGGGCTGGGAAAGGTTCTAAAGGTTCCGTATTTCCAGATGGTGACCATGTGAAAGAATATACCACGCCAATGGGTGCAGGTTCTTTATCTAAGTATGAGGACACAGAGCCAGCAATCAAAGCGCAGCAAGAGCAAGGGATCAGCAAGATTAAGGGTAGACCTGTTAAGCCGGATTATAGAAATTAATGATTGAAAAAGTTAGTGACACTTTAGCAATTAATTTTCCTTGGATTCCTGATATGGTTCAGGCTTATAAGTTTGAATTATGTGTTTTATGTGAAGAGGAAAGGAAAATAGATCCTGATTTTGACAATAAAGCTTGCCGACATTGTGCTAGGAAAACAAAAATGATGTGTTGGACAGCTAAAAAGTGAGGTAGTATGTTCAAAGATCCCATTTCTCCACGAAAGCACGAGCCAAGAGCCGAGCCAAAAAATGGAAAGACGCCAGGCTGGGATTTCCGTACTCCGTCATATGATGAGCGATCAGGTGAGTTTGTGACTGCTGGCACTAATTACGGCGTGGGTTATCGCAATCCAACAGGTCATATGGGGCAACCAAAAGCTACAGCGGAAACAATGCCTATGACTAACCGCAAGCAGAATGCCAACCCATATGAATAAAGCAGTAAAGACAATCAAACCAATGAAAGCGCCAAAAGGCTTAAAGCAAGCGCATACTCCAAATAGTCCCAAGGCTAACTTCGATATGTACGGGTCAGGTGTGCGCAATCCAGTAGGAAAGAAAATAGATTCTTATATGGATATAGCTAAACCTAAGAATCAGAAGAATTCGAAGGGGAAGACTCCGACACTCGCTTAGCCACTTCCTCAAGATAGGGCTTCAATATTATAGCGGATAAATTCAACAGTAAATTTCTTTGTCTTACCTGAAACTCAATTGGATCACAAACTTGAAGAGACAGGTTAAAAAAGTTTTCAAGATTTTTATACATTAAAAAAGTTTCTTCATTCATGATTTTTTTATCCTTTTCTTTCCTTTAGAAGCCATTTTAACATTTATTTCAATTAATCCTTTAAACTCTTTCATCATATATTCAAGTTGATTCATCATTTTTTGATTATCTTCGTGTATTTTTTCAGCCTTAACCATATCAATTTTTGTGATATCGTCGTGAATACCGTCAAGATGGTCTTCTATTTTTTCAAGTTTCCACCAAATATCTTTTTCATCGTCTTTTTCTTCAATTGCATCTACAGCGTCCATTCTGGCCACTTGCTCGTGTCTAATTTCTTTAACTATATTAAAGATATTATTTAACTTTTCTGTGTATCCGAACATTTATGTTATTCCCATATTTTTTATTCTTTGAATCTTATCCGCCTCTTTTTTTAGCAATTTAGCCTTTTGATTGATAGCCATCTCAGTGTAAATCTGGTTTATCAGTTCATCCTGGAGATCATCTGGCTCATTTTTTTCAAGTTCTTTCCTGTTATATTGAAATTGATGAATACTTCGAGAGACTTCGGCCTGTTCAGTGATCATTTTTTGTTTAAAATTAGGCCATAGTGCTCGATCAGGTATCATCCAAATAATTTTAATTTTATCGGTTGGTGGATATGCCTTGAATAGCATTGAGTTTGTTTGCGCCTTGGGCTTACGCAATCGTGGTTGGTAGATGAGACGTTTATCTCGACCGTTTTCAGCGGTTCTAGCATGCGCAAATATGTAAAAGGGGTAATTTTTAAATTCCTCTGGTCTATTGTTAATGCAGTCCTGGACACCTTTTGCGACGGTATCGCCTTGTTTTTTGAATTCAAGAAGTCTGTCGTGTGTTTCTAAACGGTCAATTATTATTTCGTTCATCATTCACCTAATTCTCTGGGTGATAAATATCCATAATCAGAAGGAAAATTACCTTTTAGGCATATCTTAATACCTATT